GGAATCCAGAGGTATCAGCTGTAGTTGTATTATTGCTATTGCCTAGCATAAAGTCATGACCACTTGCAGTTATTGCAGATATATTACCTGTTATCTCAACACCTGCATTTGAAGTGTTTAGTCTAATATTATTATTATGATATAGTTGAACCGAGCTATTTTCATTTCCTCTTAAATAAATCTCTCCAGATCTAGCTTTTAACTCAAGCATGTTTGACCCTTCTAAAACTAAACCACCAGTACCATTGTCTCTAATAAAACTATTTGAACCATCGTGAAATATATGTAAATCTTGAGAATCACCTAGTTGTATTTTATTGCCATCACCTAGGTTTAGATCGCCGTCTATATCAACTAACCCGCTAGAGTTAACATTTAGTATAGGCATACCTGATACATCTGATACAGAAAATAAATCTCCGTTTAAGCTATCTGTAACAGAAAACAATTGTCCGTCAGATCCCTGTACGTCCAAAACTGTTCCTCCACTTTGATAAATAGAAACTTTAGCATCTGGGTCATCTAATCCTATACCAACTCCTCCACCGGTACTAGGTGTAATAACTATATGCCCATCTGGATTTTCTATATGAAACCTTTCATTTGGTGAATAGACTTTTGTATCAGTTCCGTGAGGGATTAACTTTATATAGTCTCTATCACTTACGCTAAAATAAGGACCCACTCTTAATGTACCGTCAACGTGTAGTTTGTCACCACCTGCTGTATCTAAAGCATTGGTTCCAATTCCAACTGTACCATCAGAATTAATTCTTATTCTTTCTACAGCATTAGTAAAAAAAGATTGTGAAGTTAATCCTGCTCCTGCTGCTCCGTGTTTTAGCTCACCACTTACAAATTGTAATGAATTCCTTGCAGCTCCATTAGCGTCGTGAAAAGAAATTACTCCACTATTAGGAAGAGTTAATGTACCATCAATACTTGCTGCTACTCCAATTCCTAATTTACCAGTACTGGTAAAACGTGCATATTCAGTAGCACCATCATTACCTGTAAATGCTATTGCAGAAGTTGCTGTAGAATGTTGAGAATCTATTTTTAAAATATTTGCTGAGGAATCCCAATGTATAGTACCACTCGAATTATGCCAATCCCCTATTGTTATTTTTGGATTCGCACCTTCACCTCCTGTCATTAAAACTCCGTAGTATTCACCAGTACCAGCGTTTACAGCCATATTACCAACTACGTGAAGGGTTCTTAAAGGGTCTATAGCATTTATACCGACTTTTCCGTCATGTGTAATACGAACTTTTTCTTCAATAGTTTCGTCGTTGCTCGTACCTGGATGTGTGTAAAAAGCTAAACCAATACGATCGTGGTCATCGCCAGTCCTTAAAGCAGAAATAGCAGCTTGTCTTTGTACTGCTTGAGGTCCACTAAATCCTATAGAAGCTCCAACTGCATTTAATAAAGATTCGTTTGTGTCATCTGATAAAAATAATGTATCACCAGCTGCTGACGTGAGTGAAAATGCAGTAGAAGAATCTACGTGTAATTTAGCTAGTGCATCGGATACTCCAATACCTACTTCATCTGTAGTAAATAATTTACCAGAAACCTCTATATCTGTTAAGAACTTTTGTGCCATAATTTACCAAATGTTTAAATAACGTTATTACGCTATTTTATGTATTAAAACTGTAATTTGTTGATCTGATGCAGGAGCTACATTAAAACTAACTTTTATATGATTTGTAGATGCTGTATTACTTGCATCGCTAACACCTCGTCTAACTTCTGCAATAACAGTGTTACCGGTAGCATCAAACAATTGAACAATTACTTTATTAGAAGCAAGTCCATGATCTATATAAAAAACAGTTGCAGTATCATCGCCAACAGTTGTGCTTGCACTTACGTCACTAAGAATTTCTGCGGCTACAGTAGCTATAGTAAATTTCTTAGTAGCACTACTTGCACCTACCCCTGCTAAACTTACTATACCTGTAGCGGCAGTTAGTTCATTTAAATCTAGAGTTAAAGAGTGAGTAGTTCCTTCACCACTTGTTGCGGCAGAAGAATCAATACCTGTACTACCTGTAATAGTAGCAACATAGTTTCCAGTAGTATCAGTACCTAAAGCAATATTACCTTCTGTAGCAATAACTTTAGCAGCACCATCATTTACCATCCATTTATCTGTACCCTCATCCCAGTAAATAAGTACATCACTTTCAGTACCCCTTACAACTTCAAGACCTGCGTTTTGAGTAGGATCAACGTTACCTGCAAGATTACTGTTTAAAGTAATAATGTTATCTGCTAAATTGATTGTTTCAGAGTTAACTGTTGTGGTTGTACCAGATACAACTAAGTTTCCAGTAAGAACAATAGTATCTCCTGAATCAGTACCAATAGTAATATTTTGATTTGCAGCACCGCCAGCTGATTCTAAAGCAGCTAAACGTGTAAGTAAATGAGCGTTAGATACATCTGCAACATCTGTATCACCAGCTAATGCTGTAGTAGAACTTGTACCTAAACTAGGTAAAGTAGTAGCAACAGTAGTAACTGTGTCTACGTGACCTTCTGATGTGTAAGTTGTAGATATGTTATTAAATGACTCTCCAAATCCTAATGTTGAGGCAGTTCCAGCAGTTGCTGTTGCTGACACAGCGTCGTGATTAATTGTAAATGCTTTATTAGCAGATTGATTTAAAGTAAGAGTTCCGGTTTGTCCAGATCCAAAACTTAAAAGAGTTCCTGCAGTAACAGTTAATGTTGCGTCATAAACAGGATCGCCTACTTCTAGCCATCCCCCTGTAGATCCACTATAAACTTTTAATCTATAGTCTACTTCTGCAGAAGGTGAGGTGTCAAAATATATACGACCTGCTTGTAGACTTGCACTAGGAGCAGTCCCTAAAGGGTGTATAGATGCATTTTGTAGTTGATTACCACTAAGGTTAATATCAACAAGGTGTTTAATTTCAGCCATGATTATTTATTTTTAATTATATTATACATTTAGTTTAAATATGCTTTTCCCGAGAACGTTGCCTCAAAGCTTACTGTGAGTCTGCTGTTTGTGTTATAAACAACTGCTCCTACCACTACTGTATCTGCTGAATCAACTATTGTTACTGATGGTTTTTTATTTAATGAATGATTAATAACCCATTCATTAGATGCTACTGCTTGAGTGAAAACTTCAGAAGTAGATGCTGTACCTGCAGGTCCCTGAGTACCTACACTGGTAACTACTACCTGGTTTTGCGAAGTTACAATTTTATTTTTAGTTGAGGAATTAACATGTACCTCATTATTTGCTGGTGTGGATATTTTTACGTATTTAGCCATTATGCTACAGATTTAATTATTTGTATTTGTCCGGATATTAATCTCTCAGTAGTAGATGATAAAGTAAGATCTAAATCAAAATCAGCTCTGTTCCAAGTATAATTAGCAGTTGTAGAAGAAGGAATACTAATAGTAAATTGTCCTGCAACTGCATTAGTAATAGTTATTCCATTACCTACACTTAAGTCAAGAACAAGTGTACTATCACTTCTATTATCTTTTGCTTTCAAAGTTATTTGCGCACCACTTATATCCACAGCAGTATCATCTGCTTGCTTATATGTAAGAGTGTTATTAAAGGTTGTTCCTTGTTCGATTTTAAAATTGTGTGATCCTGCAGCCATTATAAAGAATAATCAAATATGTTAGGTTTACCACTACCATTGTTTTCAATCAAACTAAAACCAGCATTACTAGTCCAACCGTTTGACTCACTGTAAAAATTCCCGGTAAACAATGGGGCAATATCTACAGCACGATAATTTGCTTGATCTAGATAAGTTTCATTTAAAGTATGAAAAACCTTTTTAGATTTTCTAGAATGCCAGTGACCTCCTAGTAAAATGTTATAAGAGTTTTGATCTCCATACTCAAAAAATACTTTTCCTATATCTCCTTTAGATACTCCATGATGGTTGTGAGTCATTACGTAAAAAATACCATCTATCATTCTATTTAAAATAATAGAAGAAAACTCAATATTAACCTTTTTCTTTAAATAGGTTTGTTTAACCATATAAAATAATAGTCCAGCAACATCACCTTCGTTATCGTGTTTTGCATCAGAGGTAGATCTATCATGATTACCTGCAACCATATACACGTCTGTTAAATTATTAACTGCTGCTAAAAAATCTCTTACTATCTCATAAGCCAAAATAACGACGTGGTGACCATATAATCCTTTCCCCATGCTTTTCCATGAGTTGATGTGATTAAGTCCCGTAAATGACTCTATAAAGTCTCCTAGAAAGATAACTGACACTTTCTTGTACCCTCTTTCATTTACTTTGTCTGCTATTTTTCTTAAATACTCTATTACTGTTTTGTAATTAAAGTCCTGTGTTTTTGCTAAGTTCTGTATATCCGCTCCTATATGTAAATCTGCCAGACATAGAACGCCATGATTAGTGCCAGGTGTTCTTTTTACATTTATAGTAGATATCGCAGAGTCTAAGCTTTTTCTTAGTTCTTTATAATCTATTTCTTTTTCACGTGGTTTTAAAGTAAGCTTAACTTGATAGTTAGTCTTCTTTCCTTTTTGTGAAGTAACATCCCACGCGTTACATGTGTAACCAGTTACTTCAAATTTTTTAAGATCTATTTTAAAGAAATCTACAGCCTCTGCTAAAGAGGTAATAGGTTTTTCTCCTTTATAGTTATATGTTGTTGGTACCCTTGCATCATCTATTGCTTCGTGTCTTGATACTTTTGCTACCTTACGTCGTAGGGTACGATGAGAAAACATTTCTCCGGTATGGTGCTTTTGTACTATTTCTGCTATTTGGCTAAAACTTGATTCTGGGTTTTCTATTAGTTTTTGTTTTATTACGTCTTCTAATTTCACAATTGTTTGATTTATGGTTTCTCAAAAATACTAAATTTTAATTTGTCTGTTATTTTGTAATAAAAAAGGGAGCAGTTTTAAAACCGCCCCCTCCTTTGAACTAACAATAAAACTAACAAACAATTATATTATAAGTTTGTCTATTTAAGTTTTTCCACCTCAGTTACAATAGCCGCTGGTGTTACAGTAGAGTTGCCGTCTTTTACATATACTTCAATAATGAAAGTGTCATAATTTTTTGCATTTCCAACTGCTTTAGATGGTGTTACTTTTTCAGCTTCAATTAAAACTAAATCGTAATTTCCAGATACTACAGATGCTGGTTTTTTGATGTTTGTACCACCAAGACCAAATACTCCACCGTCAATGAATCCACCTAATTCTGCTTGAGCTACTTTAGCTTCAGTTCCTACAGAAGGAACAGCTGCTGTACCGTAAGCAAATGAACTAGCGTCATTTCCAGCTAATCTGAAATGTGAGTCAATAGGAGCTGTAATTGTGATAACAGCACCAGATATACTTGCACCAAAACCATAGAACTCAGAGCTTGACTTAGCAAACTCAACATCCATAAGAGCTTCGATAATTGCAGCACTTGCACCTTCGAAGGTTTTTATTGGAAGGTTCATAGTACCTTTGGTAGTATTGATAACTTTTACATAAGCACTTCCTGATTCTAATGCAACTGTTGCAGTAGAGGATTGTGCTGTTCCAGCGCTATATGCTATAGATGTAACTTTTTTGATGTTACCTTCGCTGATTGGACCTACATTTTTAGATCCGTAGAATAATGATACGTTGTCGTCTCCGCTTGTTAATGCAGCTGAGAAAGTCGCTCCGTCTTTTGCGTAACCGAACTTTGCAGCTTCAAAAGCAGAAGAAGCAGCAGTATCGCTGTTGATGATTAGGACTTCTTTTTTTGCCATGATAAATAAATATTAAAGATTAAAATTAAATTAATTACTCAGATTGAGATCCCTCAATTGAATTGGTTTGGTATCTCGGAGCCTCTGTTGCTTCTAATAAATGTTTAACTGTTAAATCTACTATCTCTTGGTGTGTATGTTCTGCTAGCTCGCAATCCAGGTTCGAAGATAAGGAAATTTCTGAAGGCTCCCTAATGTAATCTAAGCTTACACCTTTTAATAGAAACCTTTTGTTTGTAAATACCTTGATAAACGTATCTGAAATTATGCCCATTGGGCTTTTATGTGTTGATTGTGCAAAAGGACTTGCAAGCAAATTATATGCATCGTCGGGCTCAACAATCCGTAAGACAACTTCTTTCTTATATTTGTCTACTTCTATTTCTATTTCGCCTGATGAAACATCTGCTCCTAGTTTTGCTCTTCCGCAATCATCATAATAAACTTTAACTCTAGAGTTTACTAAAAACATGTAGTCTGTTGGTAAATCAAAATCCTCATGATCTACAATAACACTCATTGCAGAAACGTCATCACTGTAATCTAATACAGTTAATACACGTAAATCGTCAATACGTTTTTGAGTACCGTAATATCCTGATTGTTTTGGATCTGATTTATTCCAAAAGCGTTGTTTTATAAAACGCTCTTGCATTTTATTTAAAGCAAAGTCCAATTCCTCTGGTAAAAAAGTATCAAAGGAATTAGAACCTACTTTTTGTAGACCTTGTTCTACAGCAAAATGCATTTCTGCTACTGTCATAATTAACTAAAAGTTTTTAGACGCGCTTTTAAGGTTGTTAATACATCAGAATTTTTCTTGTCTTTTATAAACAAGATTGCTTCTTCCATAGAGTCTCCTAAAGACACATCTCCGTTTAATATAGTATTACCTACCTTACGTAGGACTTCTCTTGTTAAGCAGTCGTTTACGAAAGCCTGGTGCTCTAAATTCTTATCTAAAGCGTATTGTAAAAATTGAGTTGGATCTCCTTCTACTTCTCCTTCAAGAGTAATCTCTTTCTGGGCTTCATCCATATTTTTAGGCTCGTATCCGTAAACTTGTAATAATTGATCCATTTTGGATACATTAGCGGTAACCTTTATAAATTCTTTGTAAGCTTCTTTTCTTTTCCTAACTCCTGATAGCTGTTTAACTTTTTCAATTTTGGTATCATAGATAAAGTACTTGTAACCTCTATTAGATTTCATTTCTTTTTCATCCTGCGCTACGTATGGGTGCGCACATGCGAATTTCCATCTTATGTAATCCATTAAATTTAATGGGTCTCCACTTTCATCTGTTCCTACTTCTAAATCTGTTCCTGTAGATTCAATAGTAACAGTCATGTTATGGAAATATTTTTTTACCTCTTTCATAAAATTAATGTCAGTTGAATCGACACCAATTATTTGAGGCATGTATTTTTTTTGTTCTGCAAAGGATAGACCTGTTTGAGAGTCTCCATTACTAGAAAAAGTGGAACCTATTTTTCGTTTCGCTTCTGCGTAAACGTGTTCCGGTAAATTTGTTGCGTTAGCTTTTCGTTTTAAAACTACTTTTCTTGAACTCATGATTTTATTTTCTATGTTAAACAAAACAGTGAAGGGGAGTACTATTACTCCCCCGACTGCTTATAAATTTATGATTTTACACATTCTAGGTGTAGACAGTTTGTAGCTCGTCTAATTGCGATACCACATTCTTTCATAAAGTGAACTGATGCACCATCAACGTCGTTAGCTCTTAAAGAGTTACCGCTGTTGAATCCTGGAGGTACTGAAGCACCTGCAACTGCCCATCTTACTAGTTCTCTACCTTTTCTAGATACCATCTGTACGTTGGTTTCACCATCGTAAGTTGACATGTCTAAGAAAATCATTCGGTAAGATTCCATTGGTAATCCAGTCACTGGGTGTTTTGGACTATTCAATGCTCTTGCACCATGATCAAATAAAGGTAAGTGTCTCACTGTTACTGTGTGACCATCAATATGTCTGTATGAAGTAAAGAATCCACCTAACTGTAATGATGTACCTGACCCTGTAACAAAGTTAGAAGGATCTGTGTTCTTGATATAAGTACCAGAACTTAGTTCAGATTTCATTGCGTTATCAAATTCTTCCATTCCACCTAAACCTGTGAACAATACTATGTTCATGTCTTGAGCATCAGAAGCACCATATAATGCATCTCTTACTACTGACTTGATTTTTGTAGCTGTTAATGTAGAGTAAGTATCTACGTTAGGAATTTGCTCTAATACTCCAGAACCAAGTGGAATTGGTTTTCCGTTGTCGTCTTTCATGTGAATGACACCTTCAGAAGATCTGTTGTATTTAGAATACCAAAGAGCGTATTCAGTTTCTTCTTTCCATCGTAACATGTGTTGATACTCTTCAAAGTCATACCATAAAGCAGTTTTTCTACCGTCTACGTTAAACTCAAAGTTTACAACTCTATCAGGAGCATTACCTTCATAACGGTAAGACTTTCTGATAAGAGAAATTTGATTTCTCATTTTAGATGGAGCAACCCAATTGCTCTCATTACCAACTGATCCAGAGATCGCTGTTGGCGCGAATAATTGTACCCAGTTTTTACCAGCTACATCAGATGCTCCGATTTGATCGTTTTCATCTGCAGTAACTAATTGTAAAGTATAAACCCACTGTCCACTTGCGTTTTCATATGGTTCATCCATTACTCTTGCCTGGATTCCGTTTTCACTTTCGATAATGTATTGTTTGATAAACCATTTGCTATCAAAGGCTACTTTAAATCGTGTGTAATTTGCACCTGATCCAGAAACTAGTGAACTAGATCTAACTGCTTTGTTTAGTCTACCCATTACTGGATAATCGTACTCAATGTCGTTGATGTACTTTACTGCCCCAGTTCCTTCAGTAAGAAAAGAAAGAGGAAACCTCTTGTCTTCTTTTCCTGCCAAGTGAGTGATCACAGGTGATAATACATCAGGCTGAGTAAGTAGAGCGCTCGCTAGCGAGTTCTCATCTGTCATTCCCTCTGCGTTGAAATGGTCTTCGTATAAACGAAGTCTTTTTGCGTTGTCTGCTGCCATGTTTAATAAATATTAAAGATTAAAATTAAAAATTCGTGTTTAGCCTAATAGCTTATCTAAAGTTGGAATATTAGGTCGACCATTGCTAGTCTTGTTATATCCTCCTTTATTACCCTTCATTCTTCTAGAAGCTGTAGGATTGCCTGATTTCAATTTAGATTTCAAACTTGCCGCTTGCTTTGTATTTACTTTGGCGCTTACTAATTTAGATATGTCAAGTCCCTTATACATAAGGTATTCCATTGCTAGAATAGACTCTTGATCTAATTTTTCTCTATCTATAAGTCTTTGACTTCTACCATTATTATCTATTGGTGTTGCCATCCAATTATAGAATCTTTTTTTATCACTCTCAGGAATTGTGAAGTCTCTTAATCTACCTTTGTTTATGATAGATCCTATCTGACCCCAAGTTTCTTGAGTTTGTTTAGCAGTCTCTTGAGCCTGCTGTTGTTGTTCTTGTACTAAAGACTCTTTTTGTTTTACTTGGTGAGCTGCTAATTTTTTAACTGCTCTTTCAGAGTTCTTTAATAGAATACCTGCATCTTCATAGTCTTGTATTGCTTCAGTTATTTCTTCTGCTTCAAAACCTTGCATTTGCATAAAACTTTCTACAACTTTACGTTGCAT